TATGATTATATACATAACCAAATCCTTTAATAGTCATTACTCTTTTACAATTACTATTCATATTATTAAATATGATTTTAATTGTATCATTTTTTAGTCCAGGATATGTACTTGTACAAATATAAGTACCTTCAAAATGTTTATCATCAGTACATATAGGAGCTGGAGAAGTTGTTGTCTTCTTCTTGCATTGAATAATCACTAATGTCATCATCAGTATCATCAATAATTTCATTATCTTTTTCATAAGTTTGATTGTTTTTTGAATCTGTTAATAATATTTCAAGATAGTCATCTAATTGGCTACTCATCGATTGATTAGTGTTTTCCATAATAAGTTAAATTAGTTTTAAATTAGTTTTAAATTCTTTAATATAATCTGTTACTCCTCTATTTGTTCCTTTACCATTAATATATGCTTCTTTAACAAATGCAATAACTTTTTGTTTATTATATAATAAGTTAAGTTTTTTGTTAAATTCTTCAATATTATTAGTATTTAATTTAATTTGTTCTTGTAATTCTTTTTGATGTTCTTGATGTAAATTAGAATTTTTTTGTTCTAATTCAAGATTTAATTGTTTAGCTTCTTGTACAACTAATTTAATTTTATTTAATTCATTTTGTAAATAATTTACATTTTCTTGAGTTAATGTTGATAATTTAAAATTTTCTATATATTTAGCATAAGTTCTTCTTGAATTAATTAATTCATCTTGTAATTCATTAATTACAATATTTCTACCTTTAATTACTTTATCTTGAATTTCTGTATTATTTTCTATAATTGTATCTTTTTCTTTTAACTGTTTTCTAAGTCTTATTATACTTAAAATACAAGAAAGAAGAATAAATAAAATTGATATTAAAATTGATATTAAAAATGTTATTGTCATGTTTTTATTTTTATTAGTTAGTTATTGATTTATTTATTTATTTATTAGTTTAAACATACTCTAACTTTCATAGAGGTTTTAGGTGGATTAATAGTTAATTTTTTAATATTATTCATATCAAAATAATCAGCATTAGAATATTTGTAATTATCAATTTTACAAACTAACTCAACTGCATGATATTCAGATGTTGCTAAAACATTGTGGAATTCACCACTTGGGGATAAAATTTTATAAGGTTTCATATTAATTAGTTTAATAAATTGTTTTTATATAATAATTATTTATAGTTATTTACTTGTTCAAGTAATTGTTGAGTATGTTTAAATAACCACTCTTTATTATGTTTTCTAGGATTATCACCAAAATGTGCACAATCAAATCCTATAACCCAACCTTTTTTATCTTCATGATAATCTGAATAAGTTATACCTCCATGAACTTTTAATTTATCTAATTTACTATCCCAATCATAATTGCCATTTTCATCACAGGTTCCATTTTCCGACTGTCCAAATAAAGGATGAGTTTTATCTAATATTACTATATACCCATTTCCCCAACCTGTTTCACACGCTTTTAACCATGTTATTTCTTTTAAATAAAAGTATGGTGTTTGAGTAGATTGATAATTTGTATCTATTAATATTACATATAATAAATAAAATACTATTAATATTATTATAATTACTTCCATTTTAATTAGTTTTAAGGTTAATAATTTATTTTTTCTTTTTTAATTTTTGAAATTGACTTACTTTCTAATTTTGTGGCTTTACGATTACCATTTCTAGTCATATTATTAAATATTTATTAATTTTCAATACTTATAGATTCGTCCATACAATAACAGAGGTATTATTTTCTTCATTTATTTTTACTTGTTATTTGCCTATTAGTTGAAGTCCTAAGTTAATGGAGAACTATATAAGTATTGAAAATTAATTAGTTTTTATGTATTAATTGTTAATTTAAAAAAATTATAAATCTCTTGTATATTATATAATTTATTAACTTCCATTCCTGATTTATCATGCATATAATATCCGCCATTTTTGCTATCTAATCTATTTCTGCCAAACCATTCAGCAAATGCACAACAAATTAATTCATTTTCCATTATTAATTAGTTTTTTATTTAATATTCTAAAATTAAACATATTTTTATATTTAATATTATGATGAGTATCAATTAAGTTATGATTTTCTATATAAAGTCTTTCTTTATATTTACAAATTATTGTATCACTTTGATAATTACTATCTTTTATAATTACTGTTGCACAATATTCTTTAGATTGTGATTCAAAATGTAAGTATAATCCAAATAATATAATAAATGAGGTTATTACTGAGAGTGTTAATATTTTCATGAATTTTCTATTTTAGTTTTTAATTCTCTATATCTTGGAATTTCATTTAATGTTTTAGATATTGATTTATATTTTATCATTTGTTCAATAAATTCTTCTGATAATTGAGTAGGTTTAGTTAAATATTTATCTTTATATTTTTGTGCATCTAAATATATAATAGGATAAGTTTTATCTGTGACAAAATCTTTAATTAAATTATCTGTAATTAAAAATGAATTATCATTAGCTAAATCAAATTGTCCTTTATATGTTAAATGTTGTGTTGTACCATTAGTGGTAAAAGTTTCATAAGCTTTTGATCTCATATTTACAGGGTTAATTAGTTTTTGTTTTATTTTTAAATATTTAATATCATCTAAAATTCTTATTTTTTAATCATTTTGATTATATGAAGAAACCCAAGTTTTTTTATTTTGTATTAATTTTAATGTTGAATATAGATAAATTATCATATTTTATGTTGTTTAAAAGTTATTATTTGACAAAGTTAAGAATAAAATATGTTAATAGGTTAATTAGAAGATGTTAAATAATGTGGAAATGTGGAAGTTAGATATTTGTAAATGTTTGTAAACGTTTGTTAGTTAAATTTAATTAATTGTAAGGTAGATTTTATAGGAGTTTTTTAAGATTATAATAATATAATTAGATTATGATATTATAGCATATTTAAAATCATGGCTTAGAGAACTAGGCTCAGACACTCATTTACCTTCAACTCCTCTACATAATTCATATAAAATATCAGGAGTTCTGTTGTTATAAGTTTAACCCAGACTAAAACAATTAATAAATGTAGATTTTATTCTACAATTAATAACAGAACTCCCAATATTTATTAAATCAACTAACCAATTGACATTTCCTTTACTGGTATAAATACATAATCTAATATATAACCTTCTAAATCCTTCTCAGGATTGAAAATATATACATCAATTATATCATATACTTCATATAATCCTTTTACTTCATCTAATATAGCAATTTTATCATTAAATATGAACCTAAAATCATAAGATTTTATAATAGTATTAAATTTATTACGATAATAAATACATTTCAGTCCATCATAATTTCTAAAATGAATTGTATATGAAACTCCAGCAATTTTGACACCTGTTGATGTTATCCATTTGGCTATTTGTTTTTCACCTAATGGTCTATTTTGAATAATACATATAGTGAACATAAATAAAACAAATAGATGATTAATTACATAATCTTCTTTCATTTTAATATATCCAAATCCTCTTACATCTTTATCTATAAAGATTAAAAAGTTTCTTTTTTTAATTAATTCTTTTCTCATTTTTAAATTTCTTTTTATATTGGTTAGATTAATTTACGATTTAACTTGTCAATTTAGTTACGATTAGACAAGGTTAATAACTTTTAAAATAGTATTTAGTAAAAAAGAACTACCGTTATGGTAGTTCTAAACTATTAGATTAAATCTAATTGTAGTGCCTCTGTATATAACATAAGGACACCAAATACAAATACATACTTCATTTTGGTTAGTTTAATTTGGGTTAATAATTAGGTTAATTAGTTAATAAAGATTAGAGTAGTAAGCAAAGTACTACTCTAATCAAATATTATTTAAACTGGTAAATCATCTCCCGCATTCTCAATAGAGGATACTGAAACTGGAGCAATTGCAGTTTCTTGCGGATTACTACCAAATTTAGCAGTATAATAAGCGGCTTTAGCCATTCTTACATCTTCAGCTTGAACAGCAGAACTGATAGTAATACTATCATTCACTTTGGCATTATGGTCTGTTGTATAAGTTCCTTCACCTGTTAACCAAGCATCTCCAGCTTTTACAGCTTTATACTCGTATTCATAGGTAGCACCAATACAATCCATAGTAAAAATAGATAAAGGTTTATCTAACTCTTTAGCACGTTGAGCAAACACTTTACGGCTTAATTTGAAACGTTCAACAGGATTGTTGTCTTTATCTTTCAATACTTTACATTTAGTAGTATGTAAGATAACTAATTCTTGACCTTCTTTTGTAGTTACAAAAGTTACTTTTTTAATAATTACTGATTCTTTTGACATAGCTTTGCGTAGTTTAGACGGATTGCACCGTAGTTTTAAATTAGTTTATAATTGTTTTTTTAAATAATGCAATGGAATATACTTTGCTTACATTCCAAAAATAAGTAGGGTGTTATTAGATGAACTCTTAAAATAAATAGGTAAAGGATATAATCCTTTACCTATTAATTGTTAATTTGTTTTCTTAATAACTCTTTGATGATTTGGTTTACTACTATTACCAAATGAATTAACAGATTCTCTGTTCATTGTCTTATGTAGGATTACGGCTATACCGATAACAGCTACGATTGCTAATAAAATTTCAAGCATGATTTCTATATTTTATGGGTTAATATTAATATGATTATAAACATCTCAAAAATAAGTAGGGTGTTATGATGATGTTGTACTGATATAGAATAGACGATTGTCTTATTCTATATCTTTATTACTATCCGAAGCGTCAAAACTATAAGTATATAAAATACTTATTATAATAACACTACCTATAATAGTTAAAAGGAATGCTTCAATATTGTTCATAATATTATATGATTTAAAAGGTTAAAAATTATTTGGACTTTTATATACAAAACATGACGGGGTACCTCATCCAAAAATAAGTGGGGTGGAGGTTGATGGGGTAGAGTTACGAACACATTTTTTCTAAACAAAATTTTTATTTTTTAAAATTTTTTAAAAACCCAAATAATTAAATCAATTAACATCTTTTAATTCCCAATCTATTTCCTCATGTTCAGTTACTTCATATAAATCTTCTAATCTATTTCTTTTAATCCAATCTTCGGCTTTCTTTTTACTATCAAATTTTTTAGCATCACAATAATATACTTCTTTCTTTTTTAAATAATTAAGATAATGTCTTAATAACTGGTCTTTACTTTCTACAACATAAGTGTAAATTTTATCTTTACTTTTCATAACATTTTTAATTTTAAGTTTATATTAATATATAATTAGCGTTACATTATAAACGTGGAAGCGTGACAACAAACTCTAACTAATTGATTTTCAACCCTGTAAATAAGATTAATCGTGTACTATATATATAAGGTATAAATATTAATTTAAAAATAGTATAATAAATAAAATAAAATTTGCTTATTCTAAAAAGGTTTATTACATTTGAGTATGCCAATGAATTTACCAATAATAGAAGATGATATTAATCAAGATATTAATTCTATGATATTAATGGGTTTAGAAATATTTAATTAATATGAGCAAAGAACATAAATTAGAAAATATTGTAGATGATATTCTACAAGTATGGAACAAAAATTGTAGTGATAATGGAGTAGATAAAGTCTATTTAGTTACCACTAATTTTAGAAGTAAAAAAATAAAATTTGCTGATAAAGAAAATAAAGTATTTGAAGGTACAGTAAATATTGGGGAGTTATGTTTAACTGAAAGTATTAATAGTGGTACTTTAACTAAACTTATTTATCGTACAGAGGTACCAAGTGAAAATTTACCACCTAAAAATTATAAAGGTAATGAGTATGCTTGGAAAGAACTTAATAATTATCAAGTTAAAACAAGTCTTTATAATTCTTTTTTATATGAATGTATTGGTACATTTTGTGCTACTACTACTAAATTTTTTAATGATAAACAAATTGCTGAATATGATTTAGATTTAGATAGATTAAAAGGTGATGATTTATATAAAGGGGTATTTATTGAAGTTGATAAAGCAAGTGATGAAGATTGGTTTAAAGTAGGAGATAAATATGAAGTATTTACTCAAACACAATCTAATAACTGGGGAGTATATTCTTACAGGCAAGATCACAAAAATGGTATTGGACAAATTCCTTTAACTCATGCTAAGATAGTTAAGGAAAATAAAGAAGAATTTAAAGTTGAAATTTGTGAAACAAGAGAACAATTAAATAAAATTAAAAAAGTAAAAGAAATAGTTACTGAAACTTTAGAAGTTAAAGAAAAGGTAGCTAATAAATTAAAAGAAATTAAACCTAAAAAACAACGAGTTAAAAAAGTTTAATATGTCTGTTCCTGTTGATTTTACTATAAATAAAATAATAGATAATATCTATGCTAAACTTGATGGTAAAATAGATAAAGAAGTTATACAAAATGTTATTAACTTTCAAAGTTTTACTGTAAGACAAGGTATAGAAGATGGAGATAATATACATCTGAGATATATAGGTTCTTTTAAATTTAATCATAAAAGAGCATTTAAAATGCAAGAAGCTGGTAAAGACGCTTCTATGAAAGTAGAACAAGAGATTGTAAAAAAAGAAGGATCTAAATCTTGGAAAGTAAAAGAAACAAGACGAATAGTATTTAAAAGAATATAAAATGTTTTTTAATGTAGAATCAGGATTACTAACTTTAGCAAAAGAAGAACTTAGAAATAATGTTCTTTTTCGTGCTGTATTAGAACGTGATAAAGGAAGTGATGGTGACCATGATGGAAGAAAAAAGTATAAAGCTTTTAAAGAATTTTATTATGTATGGTGGGTATGTGATGTTAGAAGCCCAGGAGTTCGTGCAGGTTATAATGATAAAGAATTATCTTTACAGGGAATTAAAGAAGCCCGATTAGAAACGAATTATAAACCTGATAAATTAATTAAAGATGTTATTGCTTATTATAAAGAAGAACAAAGTAAGTTACTTATAACTGGAACAGCAGTTACTAATTTAATTAAAGGTATTAGATTAGCTGATGTTTTATGTCAACGTATTATAGGTAATATGGAACAAATTCTTCAAAGTGAAAATGAAGAACAAAAAATGCGTGAAGATTTAATTGATAAAGGAGAAACTCCACCACCTATCAATATAATAGATATGGCTGGTAAGACTCAAGCTTTAATTAGTCAATATGACCAATTAATAGCAATAGCAAATAAAACTCCTAAAACATTAGCTGTATTAGAAGAACTTGAAACTAAATTAAAAAAAGAAGAATCAGGTTCTATAACAGTAAGAGGTGGTCATAAAAAAGGTAATCGTTCAGACCCAAAATAAACTATGAGTTGTATTCCTTGTCAACAAGCTAAAGCTTTATTAAATAAATCCTATAATATAATAGAAGGGTATAGTAATTTAATATCTTCTACCCCTGAGATTGAACAAATGGCAGAAGCAAGATATAAAGTATGTTTATCTTGTTCTAATAAAAAACCTTTAATTATTGTTAGTCAAGTACAACATTATATATGTGAAATATGTGTATGTCCAATAGATGCAAAGATAAGAGCAACAAATGAAGTTTGCCCTAAAGGTAATTGGTAAATTAAATAATTAAAAATAAATAAAATGGATTGTCAAAAATTATTAATCGACAACAAAAACGCTTCAACCAAATCTAAAATTACATCTAATAACATACCTTTTGGTATTAAATAAATTACTTATGGAAAAATTATCAACAGCACAACTTTTAGCAATGTTTAAGTCTAAAAGTTATATTTTAAATGATACGCCCTACTATCCAAACTTATTTGGTGTAAGAAAAGAAACAAATATACCTAATCAATTTGATGATTTTATTGGTGCAGTATGGAAAGATAAATATGGTGCTTGGTTAAGTTGTTGTTATGAAGGAACAACTGATCCTGGTATGTATTGGTTAGAACACCCTATGAATGTTAATGGTACTGCTATTATAGTTCCTGATCAATATCTTGGAGTATATAAATTAGGGCAACATATGGGTTATGCTGCTTATGAAGAGATTAAACCTTTTACTTATGTAAGAGATACTAATAAAGATAAAATATTAAATTGGTTATATCGTACAGTAGGTTATAAAAAATATGTAGAAAATGGTAAAACTAATTTACATCATGCTGGAGAACTTGTAAATAATCCTTCTACTTTTGTAGAAAAATGGAGTGCAGGTTGTCAAGTAGTAAAACGTATTTTAGAATTTGGTTGCTTATTAGAGTTAGGACAAAATTGGGTTAATTTAATTAAAGGTATTAATTCTTTTAACTATACATTATTTGAAGAAAAAGATATATGCGAAGTAAAATAAAATATTGTCAAAATTATAAAGAGATACAAGAAAATCAAATGCTAAGAAATGATGCATTAGTTTATAATCAGCATAATCCTTATTCTCCAATTGAAGTTCCTAAAAGATTAGAACCTGAATATAGTATAACATATTATAATTTTAAAGTTATGAATGTATTAGATTTTGTTATTGAACCAACAAAAGATAAAGACATTATAGCAAATATCCACCCTAAAGGAGAATTAAGATTAGAATATAGTCCTTTAATTGAAAGTAAATTAAATTTAATATTTAATGGAGAATAATATGACTGTACAAGAAGTTAGAGATAAATATAAAGATAAAAAAATTATTTGGGGTAGATTAGTAACTAAATCAAATAAAGCTTTAAATAGACAAAAAAGAAAAAATAAATTTACTTTTCTTATTAGTAAAAAAATTAAAAATAAAACATACCATTTAGTATATGCCATTCGATGATAACGGACTTTACCAATTTGAAGATATATCTTTTGTAAATACAAGTGAATTTACTAAAGCTGCTCAAACTTTTAAAAAACATGGGTTTTATATTGACCCTCGTATAGAAGGTACAAGAGAATATAATGAATTTTGGGATATAGAAGAAGATAGAAGAAAAAATGGAATGACACTTCCTGGAAAATTAACTATTGATTCTAAAGGACGTTCTAAAATACAAGAAGTACATATTACAGGGGAACATTACGGGTTCTTAAACTATGCTCGTATTTTTAGAACTAAAGATGAAGAGAGTACAGAATTAAAACATATTGTTAAAAATTCACCATTATTAAAAAATGCAAGAAAAGTTGGAAAGAAAGATATGGATTTTCCAGCTTTTTTTGATGGGCAATATCATTATTTTAAAGCTAAAGAAGTAGCAAGAAATAATGGTCTTCATGTACTTGTAATGAAATCTCGTCGTAAGGGTTTTTCTTATATGGAAGGATGGGATGCTGCTGATACTATTAATCTTGATCCTTATTGTACTGTTCTGTTAGTTGCTCACGATTTAAAATATTTAACTAAAGGTAATCAAATCTTTGGTATGGCTAAAAGTTATTTAGAATTTCTCGAATTAAGTACTGATTGGAGTAGGGGTTTTTTAAAGAATGATAAAGAGTTTGTTAAATTGGGTTATAAAGATGAGGGAAGTGTAATTGAAAAAGGTTATAAAAGTATGCTTTTTGCAGTTTCAGCAATGAATAATCCTGATTGTGCAGTAGGTAAAGATGCTGTTAAAATTAAATTTGAAGAGATTGGTAAATTTCCTAATTTAAAAGAAACACTTGATGTTACATTATCTACTACTGAAGCTGGTGAATTACAAACTGGTCAAATAATTATGTTTGGTACTGGTGGTACTGATGAAGCAAATTGGGAACAAGCTGAACAGATATACTATAATCCAGAAGATTATGGTTGTATGGTCTTTGATAATATTTGGGATGAAGGAGCAAAAGGAACTAAAGCAAGTTTCTTTTTTCCTCAAAGTTTAAATCTTGAACCTTACATAGATGAACATGGTAATAGTTTAATTAATGAAGCTAAAAGAGTTACAGAAGAAAATAGACTTAAAAAGAAATCAATAAGTAAAAGTGCTTATGAATATTCTAAATATGTAGGACAACGTGCTGAATGTCCTAAAGAGTCTTTTGCTAGAAGTGGGGATAGTATATTTCCTGTTGCAGATATAATGATGCAACTTCAAAGAATTGAGAAAGATAATGACTTTAAATACTTAGCAAGAGAAGGTCAATTAGTTAGAGAAAAAGATAAAGTTAAATTTAAACATAATAGTGAGTTAGAAGCTATGCATCTTCCTACTCATCCTCCTGTTTATAGTGATAAAATTGGAAAAAATTCTGATGTTCATGGTTGTTATGTAGAATGGATTTCTCCTTATAGAGATAAACAAACTGGACAAATCCCTAAAGGTATGTATAGAATTTGGCATGATCCTTATGCACAAGATAAAGCAAAAGATAACATCACTATTAAAGATTCATTAGGTAGTGCTTATGTTTATGAAAGAGTTAATAATTTAACATCAGGTAATGGTGATATTTTAGTAGCTTCTTTAATAGGTAGACCTGAAAGAATGGATGATTATAATGAAAATTTACTTAGACTTGCTGAATATTGGAATGCTGAGGTAATGTTTGAAAGTAATCGTGGAGATGTTAAAGGGTATTTTGCCCGTAAAAGAATGTTGCATTTACTTGCAGATGAGCCTGATTTAGAATGGGAAAAAGAAATTAAAAAAACAAGAACAAAAAGTAAAGGTATGGTTATGAATGATGCACGAAAAGGAAAAGGTGCAATATATCTTCGTGATTGGCTTACACAAAAAAGAGGAATAAGTGAAAATGGAGATGATAAATGTAACTTAGATTATATTTATGATGCGGGATTATTAAAAGAGTTGCTTAAATGGAATTTAAAAGGTAATTTTGATAGAGTTTCTACTTTGATAGTAGGAATGTATGATATGCATGAATGTTTTAATAAAGAAATTAAAACAGAAACCCCTGTTAATAGACAAGATTTTTTTAATAGAAAATTATTTACTAATAGTTAATATAATATAATGGCAATTTACCCAAAACAAAAATTACCTCTTAATGAAAAAGATGATGCATGGAAGCATTCTAATGTAGATTACCTTGCTGATAATACAGATTTTTATGCTGGTGATAAAAGAGATTTTAGTGCTTTATATAGAGCTGCTTCTGGTAAGTTAGATAAAGAGGCTTATAAATATGTATTAAATCCGTATAATAGTACAGATGAAAATTTGCAGAATTATCCTGCAATGATGCGTAATATGGATATTATTACTCCTATTATAAATTTATATATGGGAGAAATGGCTGATAAACCTACTGGTGATGAAGTCATAGTTAATAATGCAGATGTTTTAAGTAAATATAAAGAAGGATTAAATCAACAAATGATGGCATTAGCCTCACAAGATTTTATTAATCAATTAAATGCATCTGGTCAAAATACTGGAATACCTTCACAAGAATTACCTGATTTTAAAAAGTTTGCAGAAGAATATAAAGAAAATTGGAATGATCAAAGAGCAATATTTGGTCAAGAAGCTTTAGATTATATTAAATATAATTGTGATTTAAAAGATAAAATTCAAGATGCTTTTTATGACTGGTTAGTAACAGGTCATTGTTATTCTTTTAAAGAACCAAGAGATAAAGATGTCCATTATGAAATTATACCACCTTATGAATTATGGCATGGTATAAGTTCTACTAACTTTATTGAGGATGCAAATTTTGCTGTACGAAGATTTAGACGTACTCCTAATGCAATAGTAGATATGTTTAGACATTATCTTAAACCTGATGATATTACTTGGTTAGAAACATTAAGTACAAGTGTAATTACAACAACTGATATTGGAGTATTACCAAATGTAGATAATACATTAGATACAAGAGTTCCTGGTTTTTATGATAAAGGGTTAAATTTAATTGATATTTTTCATGCTACTTGGAAATCTTTTAAAGAGGTTGCTATATTAACTTATACAGATGAGTTAGGACAAGAACAAGAAATGGAAGTTAATCCTAATTATATTCTTAATGAAGAACAAGGAGATATAAAATTAACTAAAGAGTATATTAGTGAAGTATGGGAAGGTTATAGAATTGATAAACATTTATATCTAAAAATTCAACCTATTTCTGCACAAAGAAATGAATTAAATAATTCAAGTAAATGTAAATTACCTTATAATGGTAGAGTTGGTTATAATAAACATACTGCAACATCTTCTATTGTTAGACAACTTTTAAATTATCAAGCTTTATATAATATATACCATTACAGGGGAGAACTTACATTAGCAAGAAGTAAAGATAAAATTATGACTATGCCAATAGGTTTAATACCTAAAGGTTGGTCACCTGAGAAAGCATTATGGTTTGCAGAAACTACTGGTATTATGTGGTTTGATGAAACTGCACCTAATGCTGCTGCTGTTTTAAGTGCTATTAAAGGAGTTGATTTAAGTCTTGGTAATTATGTTCAACAAATGCGTGAACTACTAAAAGATATTAAAGATGAAGCTTGGGATAGTGTTGGTATGAATAGACAACGTTATGGAGATAGTAAAGCTAGTGATGGTAAAGGGGTAACTGACCAAGCTATTATGAGAAGTTCTACTATTACAAGAGAGTTATTTAGACGTTTTGAAAAATTTATTGAAACTGATAAACAAGGTTTATTAGATATTAGTAAAGTAGCTTGGGTAGATGGTAAAAAATCAATGTATGTGACTTCTGATGGACGTAAGAAATTTTTTGAAGTTAATTCAGTTGACCATTTAGAGTCTGATTATGGTGTGTTTTATAAAGATAGTTCTGAAGAACAAGGTAAATTACAAGAAGCTAAAGGAGTTGCTAGAATGATGGCTCAAAAAGGTGGGGTAGGTGCAAGTTTAATATTTGAAACTATTGATGCTAATAATTTTAGTCAATTAAAAAAATATGCAAGAAAGTTTGAAGATATACAACAAGAACAAGCTAAAGCTGAACAAGATGCTAATAGACAGAATGAACAAGTTTTACAAGATAAAATAGATAAAAATGATGCAGCTAATAGAGATAATAAAATACAAGTAGCTACAATTACTACTAATGGTGTGATTGAAGCTGCTCAAATAAAAGCTCATACAGACATTACTACAACAGGTATGAATAATCAACCTGATGAAGAAGATACTGAAAAAGATAGTACTGGTTTAATAATGAGAGAGTATCAAAAAGCTAAACAGGAAAAAGATAAATTAGCTTTAATTGCTTCAAAAAATAATCAAGATGCATTAAATAAAGAAGCTGACTTAAATCTTAAAAATAAAAAAATAAATGCTGATATAAAAAAGAATAATTCAGCTCAAAAATAATTAAAATAAATATAAAAGTTTATTTAAAAAGAAAGTAATTTTAATACTAAATTTGTAAAATAAATAATAAACAACTAAATTTGACTATGGAAACAAAAAGAACTGACGGTAAAGATGTATCAGATGCATCAACCATAACAGGAGGAACACACGTACAAAGTACTGGAGATTTACCTAATTTTGATTTATCTGGAGTTGGTGTTGCAAAACCTGACAATACTGATGAAGCAGCAAAACTTGCAGAAGCTAAAAAAGTAGAAGATGATAAAAATAAAGCAACAGCAGATGCAGAGGCTATTAGATTAGCTAAAGAAGCAGAAGTTAATAATGGTAGTGAAGATAATAGAGAAACGTTCTTTGAATTTGAAGATAAAAAATTTAAACTTGATGATAAAGGTAATGCTTTAAATGAAGATGGTTCAATTTTTAAAACTAAAGATGAATTAGATGCACTTAAAACTACTGATATAGAAAATGAATTACCTCCATTAATTCAAGATGTTATTAGATTAAATGGAGTTGAAATTCTTGATGAAACTGGTAAACCAAAAGTTTATGAAGATACAGAAGAAGGATTAGTACAATATGCACAAGATTTTGCAAAACATGAAGTTGAGCAATCTCAAAAAGCATTTTTTGGACAACTTCCACAAGTAAAAGAATTGGCTCAATATTTAGTTAATGGTGGAACAGAAGAAGATTTTTATAAATCTAAATTAGCAAGTTGGAAAAATACTACATTAGATAAAAATAATGAAGTACAATTATCTGATATTGTTAAAAAAGATTTATTATTTAAAGGACATACTGACAAAGAAGCTGAGGAACTTATAGCTTTATTTAAAGATTCTAATAAATTAGAAGAAAAAGGAGAAGCAGCTTTAGAAAATCAACGTAGACTTGAAGCACAAAAAGAATCTGAAAAGAAAGCAAATGATATTGAAAAACAAAAAGCATATCAAAAATCAGTAAATGATTATTGGGATAATGTAAGTACTGTTGTAAAAACAGGTAAGTTAGAGCATATAACAATACCAGAAGTTGATAAAGATGCTTTTTTTAAATATATTGGAACAGCCGTAGATAAAAATGGTAATTCACAAGCTGATTTAGATGAAAAAAATGCTAAATTAGAATTTAATTTACAATTACAATATTTACGTTATAAAAAATTTGATTTAAGTAAACTAATTGCTAATACAGCAAATACTGAAAGAGCAAGAAATTTAAGAGAAAGAATTAGTAAAGAAAAAAAAGAAATAAATAATGGAGGAGGTGATGCTGCACCAGAGTTAGTTAAACCTTCTGATGTAAATATTTCTTTAAATTCTTTATTTAGTATAAAAGATTAAAGATTAAAAACAACAAAATAAAAAAAAATAAATTATGGCAAATCAAGCACAAGTAATGTATCACGATTCCTTTAATGGACATGGTTTTACAAATGAAAATTCACTTGCTAATGCTTTACTAACTAAACCTGATACAATTACACCTGTAATTACTCACTTAGCTGGTAGAGAAAGTGATAAATTCCCTCTTACTTTCTTAACAGAAGGACAAGCAGGTGGAGTTAGACCTATTGAACTCAATGATGTTCAATATGATTGGGGTGTAATGGGACGTATGAAACATACTGATAAGTTAGTTTCTACTATTTATGGAGCTGGTGATAAACCTGGTCTTAATAGTACTCCTTTTTATATTGTTTTTGAAACTAATTGGTTAAAACGTCAACATACTATTATTTCTCCTAATGGAGTACAATGTCGTATTCAAGGACAACCTAATCCAGTTGGTGCTCATTATGAATATAAATTACAATTAATTAATCCTGATGCTTCTGCATTTTGTCCATTGTCTGAATTAGCTGCTGGAACAGCTTGGAGTATGACAGGTGGTGCATCTGTCTCTGAATCATTCTCTATGGGCAATGAAAGTAATACTATGGCTCCTGGTAAATTAAAAAACCAAATTAGTATTTTAAGAAAGTCTTATCATTGGGGTGGAAATATTAAAAACAAAACTGTTGAAGTAGAGTTTAATATTGATGGTAAAAAAACTAATTTATGGATGCCTTTTGAAGAGTGGCAACACATGATGGAATGGAAACAATCAAATGAAGAACATTTCTGGTGGTCACAATACAATCGTCGTGCTGATGGTTCTATTCCATTAATTGATGAAGATAGTAATTTACCAATTCCTATCGGTGCAGGTGTTGACCAACAAATACCAAATAGAGATACATATTCTATTTTAACTCATAAAAAGTTAAAACAAACAGTAGGAGATGTAATGTACGGAGCAACTGATACTGGAAAAATGAATGTAATTCTTTATACTGGTATGGGCGGAGCAGATGAATTTGATGAAGCTATCAAAGATAAAGCATCTGGATTTACACAAATTATTGGTGATAAATTTACAACTGGTACAGGACGTAATTTAAGATTAACTGGTTTCTATACTTCATTTGAACACGTTGATGGTCATGTAGTAACATTAGCTAAATTACCTTTATTAGATTTTGGTTCTCGTGCTGAAAATAGTCCTAAACATCCTGTTACAGGTCGTCCTATGAGTTCTTATGAAATGTATTTTGTTGATCAAAGTATGTATGATGGAGAACAAAATGTTCGTATGGTAACACAAAAAGGTCGTTCAATGATTCGTAAATGTGTTGCAGGTATGAGTGAACCAGGTATGGATTTTAATGGTAATAACCAATATATCGCAACTGAACAAGATAAAAGTTCTGTACATTTTTTAGCAGCTAAAGGTATTTGTATTCGTCGTGCAAATCACTGCTTTAAGTTATCATGTAACTTATCTTAATATTAATAATGTAATAGATAAGGGAGTAGAAACACTACTCCCTTATTTTTAAACAAATAATAAATAAAAACTAATTTAAAAATGGAAACAAATAAAGTAACAGACGCTACAAAAGATGTAGTTATAACTGCAAAAGATGTTAAAAAAGATTATGGTATTAAAGTTAAATCAAAAGAAGTTTGGATTAGACACAAACCTATAACAGGTAGTTTACCTTTTCAAAGTAAAGATGCTATTACATTAAATAAAATTGGATCTTCTTTTGCATCTGGAGGTTCAGATGTTTTAAGAGGGTTAAGTAATGAGGAAGAAATGAAATATCTTCCAGATGTTATTGGTGGTAATCCTAAAAATGAAGGTTGGGAAAAAGCTACAAAAGATTATTGGATTAATATTACTAAAACTATCCCGCCTCCTGATAAAGATGGAACTGGTGGTTTAAAATTAGAAGTAGGTAGAACTTATTTTAGTCAAGAAGATGAAGACTTTGATATGTATTGTACAGATGAAAGTTTAAAACGTGGTAAACCTATTTCTATGTCTGATTTTATTCTTTGGCGTTATTGCTTAAAATATAATCGTGTTGCTAATTCAATAGATGATATTTATAAATCTCCAAAAATTGATTTTTATTTATATTCTAAAGAAGAAGAAATTAAAGCTAAAAAATCTAACTTTAAAATTATTAAAGATGCTAATCAATTATTTTATTCTAAAATGGCTGATAGGTCATGGGTTGATTGGGTATTACGAGTTTTTGTATCAGGTGATAAAGAAGCTACAATATTTATTAAAGATTTAGATTCAACAGAAGAAGATGAAAAAGATATTGAATTAGAAAAATATGTTAAAAAATCTCCTGAACGTTTTTTAACTATTGGGACTGATGCAAATCTTGAATTACGTTCATTTATTGAATTATGTGTAGCAACCAACAAATTAACACGTTTAGCTAATACAGATACATTATTAATGGGTGATGTAACATTAGGTAATAGTACTAATGAGGCTATTGCATTCTTAAAAAATCCTAAAAATTCTAAAGTTTACGATACTTTAAAAGCACAAGTAAAATTAGTACCATAAGATTATGACAGTCCAAGAAATGCATATTGGGATAGACCAGATTTTACAAAAAGTAAATTCTAAACAAACTGATAGTTTTAAATACCAAGAAAAAGATTGGGCTTTAAATGAAGAATGTTTAAGATTTATAAAACAAAGAACTAACCCTTTAAGTAATTCTAAACATCAAGGTCTTGAAAGCACTCAAAAAAGGTATGACGATGTAGCTGAGTTAATAACCTCAGCTACATTATCAACCTATTATAGAGATACTAATTCTGTATTTGGTTTTTTACCAGTAGATTATTTCAGTTTAATAAATGATAGGAGTTTTGTAAAAGATTTATGTGGTAATAATATTAATACTATTACAACAATTACAGAAACTAAAAAAGTTTGTGTGGTACCTTTTCCAGATGCTACTGAAACTTCAAGTCCTTATTATACTAATTTAAGTTTTATTAAAACTGATGATAATACTATTTTATTTGATATAAATAATTATATTACAACTATAAATGGATTAAATAGTAAAGAAGAAAAATTTTATATTATTAATCTTGCATTAGAGGTAATGAATAAATTGTATCCTTTATATGATGAATATGGAAAACAAAATTCTTTTGGTATTGAAGTTAAATGGGAAAATTTTAATGGTACATATTATAAAAACTCTTTTATATTTATAGTAACAAATTTACCATTATTTACAGGGGTAACAATTCAACCCAATAATACAGTATGTACAAGTGTTGATACATTATTTAAAAAATATAATTTATTAAATACTAATGAAGTTCCAAATAGATTATGTAAAACAGAAGATTTATATACTTTAATGGGAACTAATTTTGCTACTACTTTTTCTCATAGTCCTATAAGTTCTTTATCAAGAGGTAAAATAAATGTACATCATAAACAAAAGTTTATATTAAATTTTGTATCTATTGATTATATTAGGAAACCAAGAAAAATAGACCTAATTTTAAATCAAAGTTGTGAATTAAATCCTAATGTACATGAGGAAATAGTAGAAAATACTGCTAAAAGACTTGTTGGAATAACTAAAGGTGAAAATTATCAACAAATAATGAATGAAACCTTATTAACAGAATAATAACTTAAAAATAAAATAAAATGAACAGTATAGTAATTGCAAAAGATAGTTTAGCTTATGCCGCAAAAATAGGTGGTAGTACTATCGCAGGTATTAATGAAATTAATCTATTAGCTGATGGAGCAATAGCAGTTTTTACAAATAAAAGTGAACTTGTAACAGCAACTAACGTTACAACTATTTTAGCTGATAAAAAAGGTATTTTTATTGCAGTAGGTAGTGGGGATGCTACAAAAGGTGCTTATGTAACAACAAATATCAAACGTTTTGGTGCAGAGTATAAAAAACGTGCTTATCAAGCTCCACAAAAAGAATTGAAATTTATTGGATATGATGGAGCTACTGGTGCTTTAAATCTTCCTACTTTAATTGCTGGAGCAGAAGCATTTTTAAAATTAATTGATACTTCTAAAGGTTTAAGAACTATAGAAGCAGTCTATGAAAATGAAATTAAATCTTATTCTTATGTTTTAAAAACAGGAGATACAGATACAATTATTATTACTAATTTAGTAAATCAAATTAATAATGATAATACAAGTTTTGTTGTTGCTGCTGTTGTAGGTACTACTCCAAATTTAGGTATTAGTATTACTCCAAAATTATTTGGTGCTACTATTGCTATTTCTTTAGATGGTATTTTAATTAATGCAACTAAAGAAGTTGGTGGTGTAAGTAACTCTTTACCAGTAATTTACGGTGAGGGTAGTGATGCACAGGTATTAGCATTAGAAGATTTATTCTCTCCTAATCGTGGTAATACAAATAAAGTTTATCAACCTCAATTTTGGTATTCAGTTCCATCTATGGTTGTATCTGGTAAAACTTATGATATGTATAACTTAAAATGGACTGGTGAACTTAATAGAGCAGTAGGTTCTCAACTTACAACAAATCAACAAGTTATAGTAGCTTTACCAGTTGGTGTTACAGCACAAACAACTTTTGAAACTATTATGGCACGAGTATTTGGTAATGAGATGGAATTTGAAACTGGTTTATAATAATATAAATTAATGATATTAGAATTTAATATACTTTCTCCTAATAATACAGGCGCACCTGACTACGATATTTGTGGTCAAAGTGCGTCTGTTATTAATAATAATAATTTAAAAGTAGATTTAAAACTAAATGGTTTAAGTTTATTTACAACAAATGATTTAAGTACTGCAACTATACCTTCTACTCCTTTTACAGTTGGAACTAAAACAATATCTTTATTTACATACTCTTCTATAACTGGTTTTGTAATAAAAATTGCAGAACCTCAAATAATAGGAATAGAGAATATTTTAGATGTTACTATAAGTAAAGTTGGTTATCAGTCTTTTACTAATAGTTTTAAATTATATAATTATGATATAGGTGGAAGTGGTAACCCTAATTTTGATTTTTATTTAATTAATAATATTAATAATTTAGATTCAGATGGTTTTCAAACAAAAGCATTTAGTCAATTTACAGTTATTAGAAAACCTTTTACTAATGATACTTATTATTATAATTTAGTTGGTACACAAGGTATAATTACATACGTAGATTATACAACAAGTACTCCAATTCCTTTAACTACTGGACAAAATGGAGTAGTATGTAATAATACAGCAATAAAAATTTTACAGACTATTACAGTAAGTAATATTTATTCAACTGTACAAGATAGTTGTAGTCTTTCTAAAATAAGTCAATTTTTAGTATGGAAACCTAATATAAATACAACTGTAACTTGTACTCCTTCATGTAATGATAACTGTTCTTTAAATTTAGGTTCTGGTACTTATCAAGTAATTGTTGATTTATCTAATTTAAGTTGTGTAAATGTAGATACAAAATCTACTTATGTTTATAATTATGACCCTAATATTTTTATAAACACTAAAGTTTATGACTATCAAGGAATTGAAATAAATAGTACTTCAACTAATATTGGAATAACGGATTGTGGGACATTATGTTCTCAAAGTCCTATTATACTAACTTTACCAATATTACCTATATTAGGTGATATATTAATTAAAACAGAATTTATTGTAACTGATGGTGGAACAGGTGGTAATGCTATTAATTTAATAGATTGTTGGTATAGTACTCCAATATCGTTATGTTATCCTTATTCAATTAAAGAAACTGATAATTGTGGAGAATATATTGCAAGTAATTGTAGTTTTATTGATACAGTTTTAACTATTAAACAATTACAAGATGATAAAACATTTTTAATAATTGCACAAATACCTATATTAGCTTTAAGTACTATTACAACTATTTTACAAGTAGATGGAGTTTATTTATTTGAAAATCCTAATATAGATGGTATTAATACTGATTCTTATATAGTTATAAATTTTTGTAATTTTAAAATATGTTTATTTAGTTTTTTAAGTACTTTTATATGTAATAAAAAACAATGTACTTGTGGAGTAGATATAAAAAAATATTATGACTTTAATGCTTTTATATTAAATGCTCATACTTATTTTGCATTATTAAATGAAGAATATAATTTTAATTATATATATAATGCAATTACTGATACTAAAATAAATGATTTATATACTATTAAACAATATTTAGATAATATGTCTACATATTGTGAAAAAGATTGCTCTCCCTGTAAATGTGATTAAGAATGTTAAGTACTTATAAAAGTCCTACGGACTTAGAAAATAATATAAATAATACATTTAAACTTTACAAAAAAAGTATTGTAAGTAATTTCTTATCAGAAGTAAATGAAGAGCAATTAAAAGGTGAAAGTACTATTCAATATTCTAATTTTAATATATATTTAGCAATATATTTAGTAACATTAGTTTTTTTAGAAGTAAAAAAATACCCAACAAAATCTTGGGATTATTTTGTAACTAAATATAAACTACATAAATTAAAGGAGTGTCTTTCTTGTAAAGGAATAAAACTTGAAGATATATTAACCCAATTCCAATTACCTATGATTACAGGGGAAGGGATTGATTTTTTAGAAATTGAAAACACATTACAAATAGAACCTGGTGATTTAACACCTATTATACCTATAATAAATCAAATTAATATATTAACTTTAATAAATAATTCAAATTGTACTATAAATATAACTAAATGTCAAGAAATAAGAGTAGATAATGGAGGTAGAATATTATCAATAATTGGTAAAGTAACAACATTTAATGCTGATTATACTGGAAATTTATTTGATACAGCTTATAAATATGATTCTTAAAATAAACATAACTAAATATAAAAAAAAATGAAAAAAAAGTATAACATTATTATTAGTATTAATTGTATTTATAACTAATGCATAAAATAATTATTAATATATAAATAAAATGGATAGTCAATTATTAATGCAAATAATACAGGAACTACAATTAAGTGGTACTCCTCCTTATGCAATACATTCTGATATATCAAATAGTGTAGTATATATTATATATAAAATACAAAATAAAGATACTTATTTAGGTTTTCCAGTTTTAAAAATAACAAGTATTAATGGAGGTAGTTATACTTCAGATGTAATAACTAAAGGTTTTTTAACTGAGACTGGATTATTTGATATTACATTATTTAATAGTAATTTAATTACAGCATTAAATTCTGTAACTTTTACACAATTTTAAATGAAAGTTTTTTTTGATCCTATATTAAATAAATTAAGAAGAGATGATTATTCTCAAGCAGTGGCATATTTTAATTCTTTAGGAATTTATGCTGTTACAACTGTTGCTAATTACTCTGCATTACCTAATGTTAGTGCTGTTGCTGGTCATACTTATATAGTGTTATCAAGTCAAGGTACTGCATGGTTACCTGGTGCTTGGGGTGGAACTTATTATCCTGATGGTTTTTATTATTCTGATGGTAGTTCTTGGTATTATACTAAAACTCCTTATCAAGCTACACAAACTACTGTAAATATTGGTACTGATAATAGTCAATTTATTACTTCTTTAACATTAACAAATGCTAATGTTATAACTAATAAAGAATTAACTTCTAATAAAAGTATAACAACTGCTGATTCAGCAAGTAATATTAAGTTTCCAGTATGGAGTGCAGTTGTAAGTTATGTAACTGGATTAGGTTATTTATTAGCAAGTACTGCTTCAAGCACTTACCAAACAATAATAACTTATACATCTTGGGGGACTTTTCTTCACGCTTCTACAAATAAAATAAATCCAATAGATGCTGATGAAATTGGGATTTGGGATAGTGTAAGTGGATTATTAAATAAAGTTTCATTAATTAATTTAAAAACATATTTAGTAGGTTACTTTACATCGTATCAAATAATAACAATTACAAGTAACGCTACACCAACTATTGCTACAGGTACTTTTCGTGAAACATTTGTAGCAATTACTGCATTAGCAACTGCCATAACTTCATTCACTACTAATTTAAGCGGTACTCCTGCTAATGGAGCACGTATGACTATTAGAATAAAAGACAATGGTACAGCAAGAGCATTAACATTTGGATCTTCATTTGAAGCATGTGGGGCTTCTTTACCTACAACCACTACAATAAGCAAAAGAACTACTATAGGTTTTGTATATGATACTACAACATCTAAATGGGGCTGTGTTGCCTCAGTAACCGAAGCATAATTAATTTAAAACAAAAATATCATGGGATTTATCACAGATTTAGAATTAGAAAAAAACAAAAAATTAGCAGCACAACAAGTTAAAGACTGGTCTGATAGTGCTATTAACGCATTAAATCAAGTACAAAATTATAAGCAATCATTAGTTGCTCAATTGGAATTAATGAAAGTTAATACAGTTGATTATACGGAAGTTGATTGTAATGAAGCTCAGGCTTTAATTGATACTATTAATTCAAAACTAACATCTATTTAATTGTCAGTAAACGTATCATATTTAATTGTAGCTGGTGGTGGTGGCGGTGGTGGAGATGGCGGTAATTGGGGTGGCGGTGGCGGTGCTGGTGGTTTACTAACTGGCACTTCTATACTTTCAATAGGATCATATAGTATAGTTGTTGGAAATGGCGGAGTACATGGATTACAAGGCGGTAACGGTTCAAATTCATCATTTAATGGATTAACTGCTATTGGAGGTGGTGGAGGAGGGCATTATAATGGTTCCGCAGGTAGTTCAGGTGGTTCAGGTGGTGGTGGTGGAAATGCTTCTGGCGGATCTGGAACTTCCGGGCAAGGTAATACTGGTGGTTCATCAATGGGAGGTGGCGGTGGAGCTGGAGCTGTAGGAACTAATGGCAATAATGGTGGTGGCACAAGAGGAAATGGTGGGGCTGGTTTATCTTCTGCTATAAATGGTACTTCTAATTTTTATGCCGCAGGCGGTGGAGGTGGTGGGTCTGGAGGTATCGCTAATTCAGCAGGTTCAGGTGGTAGCAGTATAGGTGGAAATGGTAGTGATACTGTAGCAGCTACAAGTCCAATTGCAAATACGGGTAGCGGAGGAGGAGGTGCTAATACTTATGGTAGTAATGGTACAAATGGTGCAAATGGCGTAGTAATCTTATCTTATACAACGGGCGTAATGACTGCAACTGGCGGAACAATAACAACAAGTGGAGGCAATACAATTCACACATTTTTAAGTTCAGGAACTTTTACGGTAACTGATTTACCAAGTGGAAATATGTTTTTAGTTTTTTAATAAATATAAATATGGAAACAACAATAGAAATAGTAAAAGAACCTTGGTATAAAACATTAGTTTTTTATCCGTTTAGAGTAATAACTTCTTTATTAAGTGCTTTATCTATGGATGAGAGTGGATTTTCACTTAAAAAAATATTAGCTACTGCTGGTACTACAACAGGAATTTGGATAACAAAAGAACACTCTTGTAAAGAAAATGCTATTGCATATTTAATTATATGGTTAGTCTGGGTTGGTATTTTAGTAGGTATTTACTCTTTAAAAGATATTTCTAATGCTTTTACATCATATAAAACTGGAAAAATCTGATACAAGTAATTAAAAATTTTGCTATATTTGAATATAACAAAATTTTTTAAAATTTTACATTTTAAATAAAATCTAATGGCAATTATAAAAGAATTTAGAGAGTTTTTTCTAAGACACGTACAAGTATCAAGTGGAGCTAAACCTGACCAAGAAGTAGGATTCAATTTACAATATTTTATAGGGGGTATAGGACAAAAATTTAACCGTTTTTTAAAAGGTGATTTTCCAAATGAAAATGTATTTAAAAAACTATTTCAGAGTATTACTTTTAAATTAAATGTAGAAGATACTGCTGATAATGTTAATCAAGGATTAGTTAGAATCGCTACTGATACAGAAGCAGAAGCAAGAACTGATAATAGTACTGGAACATTTACAAATGTAGTTCAACCTCATCAATTACCTAATTTAGTACTTCATGCTGATAGTGATGATGTAGTAGTTGGCTCACCTATAATTTTAAATGGTCTTATTTTATTTGCTTTAAAAAGAACTATTGGTGGTAAATTTTGGAGAAATTTTAAAATTGCTATAAATTATGATAAAAGTATTGTTATAGGTACAGGAGATACATTAGAATTAGATGGAGATGATTCTACTCCTGGTAATAATAAAGTATATGGTACAAATAATATAGGAATAAAAGGGTGGTATGATATTATGCCAAGTGGTAGTATTATAATGTTTAATAGTATTACTGCACCAGTAGGTTGGAATGTATGTGATGGTAGTAATGGTACTCCTGATTTAAGAGGTAAGTTTATTGTATCTACTGGACAAAATAGTACACCTGCCTCTGGAGACTTAAATCCTACTTATGCTTTAAATGATACTGGAGGTGAAAATACACATCAATTAAATGTTAATGAATTACCTCAACACAGTCATGGAAATTTAAATATACCAAGAAGTCTTACAAATGGTAGTTCATATACTGTTGTAAATGGTGCAGGAACAAGTGGAGCATTTCCTGTTTCTTTACCATTACCTGCTACTGTTTTTGATGGTGCTGGAGGTACTGAAAGTACTTATAGTAGGCATGAAAATAGACCAACATTTTATGCTTTAACTTATATAATGAAATTATAATGTATGGACAAAGAACTTTTAAAATCTAATATATTAAATGGAGAAACAAGTGAACAATTTGTTTCTTTATTAATATGGGGATTAATTGGTTTTTTATTTTCCATTTTAATTGAATTAGGAAGACATAAAGATAAAATTCAAAAATTAGGTGGGTTTTCTTTAGGATATTGGTTAAAAGATAATATAATTAGATTTATACTAAGTATATTAACAATTATAATAGGTTCTTTATTTTCTAATGAATTAATTGGAAAAAATATGAATAATTGGAGTGCTTTTCTTACTGGTCTTGTTACTGATAAAATTATAGAAGCACTAAGTAAATATAAATCTATAATTATTATTAAAAATGGAACAAAATCAACTTCTTAACACAAGTATTCCTTTATGGGGAATTATTACATTTGGTTTAACTGCTATTGGAGTTGCTATTTGGAATGGAATTAAATTGTATTTTAATGATAAAAGAATGACAATTAAAAGTATAGAACAAGATAACTCTTTAATAAAATTGGAAGGTAGATTAGATATAATTAAAACACAATTTCATAATGAATTAGAAAGCCATAAAAAAGAAACTGAAAGAGAATTTAGTAGAATAAATACTAAATTAGATACTCAAAATACAACTTTAACAGAAGTTAAAACTTATGTTAAATTATTAGTAGAAGATAAAATAAAGAAAAATGGCAACTCTTAATCAAATAGCTGAACGTATTGCTTATGCTTTAAATGATCCTTTAAATGTGGAGTTAAAGGAAAATGCAAAGTTTAGTATAAAATATTGGAGAGCTACTTTAATTAGAAGAGATGTTGCTCGTAATGGACAAAGTGATGAATTTTTACAAAGATTTTATTTCGATTTAGTTAAAGTTGATAAAGCAGACGCTTGTAATTTTAATTTAGATTGTTTAATACTAAGAAGTAAATTTGAAGTTCCTAAACCTATTAGATTAAATAATGATATATTATTTAAGTTTGTAGGTAGTGTAGATGGTAAGGCTTGGACATTTACAGAATATGAGGAAGTTCCTTATACTGCATATAATAAATTTACATCATCACAAATTAGGTATGCTTATATAAATAATTATATTTATGTTTTTGGTAATACAAAATTAAAAAAAGGTGCAATACAAGCATCATTTGCTAATCCATCTGTTATTAATAATAGTTGTGATGCTTCTACTTGTTATTCTGATGATTCAGAATTTCCAATTGCAGAAGATATGTTACAACAAATAATACAAGGTATATTATCTACTGAGTTTAAAATGATGAAACCAAAAGATAATGAAGTTGAAATAGATACAGATAACTTAAAAACTGATTAAGTATGAAAATAAATACATCTGAAATGTTTATTAAGTATATTCAAAAAATTAAAGAAGAAACTAATAATCTAAAAAAAGAAAAAGAAAATTTAATAAATAGTAAAAATTATTTATTAAACAATTTATCAGAATATAAAGATTTTTTAAATAATTTTTCTACTATAAAATATGATGAATTAGAATACCTAACTCATTCTTATTTGACAAGAAGTATTTTACAAAAAAGATATGAAAATAATAATGATTTGACTGAAATTGAAAATAAAGTAAAACGTCAAATTAATATGTTAATTGGAATAAAAAGAGAAAGTATAAAAATAGATGAAAGATTAGATGAATTAAAAAAACAACTTATATCATCAAGTGATTTTATTAATATTTTAAGTACTTTTAATTTAACAATTGTTGATGAGATTTTAAAAGGGTATGTATTTAATCTTGGTTATGGTTTATCTTATATTAGAATAAAACGTAAAGATGTTAGTACAAGAAAACATAAAAAAGTTGATTGGGGAGAAAGTAATAAAAAGAAAAAAGAAATTCTTGCAGAAAATAAATTACCTTATGAAGTTTTAGAAAGGAATGAAGAAGGTAAAATTTTAATAGATAATGGTGGAGAACATTGGCTAATTTATCATACTAAACAAATTGAATTTTTATGGCATTGGGCTAAAGGTAGATTTCCTATTGCAAATAAGTTTTTTTATAAATTTAAACCTACTTATTGTGGTGCTGGTCAAAATGGTTGTGTACAAAAACTAAGACAATTAGAAAAAGAAAATTCTAATAATTTAAAATATTATTACTAATGGTTTATAAAACAATAAGTCCAAAAGCTTTAATAGCTAAAATATATAGAGATTATAAACCTAACAATAGTAGTTGGATTAATGATGCTTATGAATGGATGGGGGAAGCTATTGATTGTATTAAGCCTTTTATGGGCTATATAGAAAAATCTAAATGTATCAAAGTATGTGATTATAGGGCAAAAATACCTTGTGACTTAGATCAGTTATTAGGTATTGAATATAAACATACAAAACTTCAAAGAACTGGAGCAATTAATAGTAAACATCATTGTCATGGTACTAAACATTTACCTATTTGTTTAGATGCTAGTTATTCATTAAATCCAAATTATATTCATACATCTTTTAAAGAAGGTGAAATTACTGTTTATTATAATGGTATTGCAACAGATGATGATGGATTACCATTAATTATTGATAGTTATAATATTAAAGAAGCTATTAGTTGGTATATTTTAATGAAAATGTGTTTAAGGGGTTATAAACATTCAGTAGTAACTTTTCAAATGGCTGAGGCTGAATGGACTAAATTTTATCCAAGAGCACAAAATGAATGTAAAATGCCAGATATTGATGGATATGATTTATTTAAACGTACTTATATGGGTTTAACTCGTAATACAAATATGTCTGATGAATTATTTCAAGATAATAGTGTAACTCATGATTTTCAAATTAATGGATTACCCCCTGTAATAAATACTAACTTAATTTAATGAAAAAGTTATTAAAAGGTTTAAGAAGAGATGAAAGACCATTAGATCAACCTAATGGTACATGGAGAGCTGCAAAAAATAAAGTAGTATATAATCAATTTGAAAGTATTTCTGATGAAGATGGGGTTTTAGATATTACTCCAGTTGCTAATGGACATTATTATGATTTTCCTATTGGAAAAATTGTAATAGGTACTATTGTTACTAATATAGAAACAATTTATTTTTTTGCTTCTACTAATATAGGAGAGAGTGAAATTGGTAAAGTAGATAAAAATAATAATTATTTACCTATATTAAAAGACTCTTTAACTGAAATTGTATTAAATTTTGATATAAATTACCCTATAAAAGGCACTTTTGAAACTAAATATAATGATGAATTAATTATAGCTTTTAGTGATTATTATAATCCTCCAAGAATTTTAAATACTAATTGTATTCCTTTTAGAGTTTTATTAGATTATACAATAAATCCATTAGATACTGAAAAAGCAATAAATTCATTGCAACAGTTTCCTAATATGAAAAGTCCTTTAATAAAAGCTGATACAGATTTAAGAGTATTCGATGGCTCAGGAGTTTTAAAAAGTGGTACATATTATCCTATTGTAAGTTATGAATTAGCTGATGGTACTAATACTTTTTGGTGTAAAATATTTAATCCAATTCCTTTATATGTAGATGCAGCCACTCAACAATTTATTAAAGTTGGTGGTTCTTTAGGAGGTATTCAAACAAATAAATATATTGATATTACATTTACAGAAGTAGATACTAATTTTAAATATTTAAGATTAGGTTATATATATAAAGAAAATGGAATATCAAGAGCTTTTTATAGTTCTAAACAACCTATTAGTTCTAGTACTGTACAAATGACTATTACTGGAGCTGAGGCTACTTTATCAGAAATAACTTTAGATGAAGTTTTAATACCTAATGCAGTATATATTAAAGCAAAAGGTATTACAAATTTACAAGGTAGATTATATGAAGGTAATTTAGAACAAGAAGATTCTCTAAATTTACAAAATATTGTAAATGAAATAACTATTAATTGGGTAAAAGAAAAACAAATATCATTAAATTCAAGAGTTTTAAATACACAAAGTGGAGGTAGTATAACTACTTATGGTAGTTATAAAGACCCATCTTTAGTATTTTTTGATAAGTCATTTAAAGCTGGAGAATGTTATGCATTATATTTAGTAGGTAAATTAAAAAATGGATTATATACAGAGGCTTTTCATATTCCTGGTCGTGATTTAACAACAAGTGATAGAACTCCTTTAAATGGTACTAATGCTGAAATTGATGCTATATCTTTAACAGGTGTTAAAAATTTTCAATTAAATGATACTACAAATAGTAGTGGACAAATGGGTGCTTGGGAAAATGAAACTGAAGAATACCCATTAGATATATCAGGTAATATTCATCCAGATTACTCCAATATTACAGGGATAACTCCAACTAATAGAAAAGTAAGACATCATGTATTTCCTGATTTAAGAACTTTAAAAGGTTATGGACATAATTTTCAAATACCTGTAAGTTCTGCTACTTGTACTATGGTGGTAAATTCAGGGGGGCTTTATGGTAATCCTGATAGATTTACATTATATCCATTTTTTACTAATATTGTTAGTGGTAGTTGTTTTAGTTATACAGAGGATACTGATGAATCAACTAAAATTAGTGGATTTACTTCATCAGGTACATTAGACTTATCTTTTGATTTTGGTGATAATGGTGGTACAAGTACAGCTATTGTAGATTCTAATTCATGTCTTCTTATGACTAATACTAATGCTGGTGATGATTGTGTTAGTCATTTAAGTATTGGATGGAGTTTATATTTTAATGGTGTTATTATTGCAGATTATACTTATGAAGGTGTAAATACAGATACAGTTGGAGTTCCTGGTGGTATTCAAGTAAATAATTTTCCAGTAGGTATTCAACATTTTATTCTTGCAGTAAGTCCTGGAGATGTTATTAATATACATTATAAAATAGGAATAAGTACAAATAATAATAGTTGTGGTAATGCTTATAATATAGGGACACATAATGGATGTTTTATTAGAAATCATGTAGCTACTTTTAGTTTAAGAAATGTAGATACAGAAGTATTAGGTATTCAAATATCTAACTTAAATATCCCATCTAATATTGCAGATAAATTAGATAGTTGGGAAATATTTTATGCTAAAAGAACTCAATCAAATATTAGAATAGCAGCTCAAGATATGTTGAAAGAAGGACGTTATCATAATTTTGATTTAATTAGTACTAAAGCAGTTGCTCAAGCAAATTATTTAAAACCCCAATTAGAATATAATGGAGTATCTATATCAGGAGAATTACAAGATACGTTAAATACTCCTAATATAGAAACTGCTTATCCAACAGAAGAATATAAAGTTATAAATGTTTTTCAATATTGTGGAGAAAATACATCTATTCCACAAAATAATGCTAATAGAGCTGAAAATATTTTTATAGCTGGTGGAGTAGGAGATTTTACAAGTAATACAATTGTGTCTGCTTATCAAAATAATAATACTCTTACAGATATTTGTATTTATAGAAAAAATATGTATTATCCTTTTGATGTACAAGAGATAATATCAACTGGATATTGTTTTAAAGTTAATACAAGTGGAGTACAACCAATTCAAAAAGTTTTTGGTGGTGATACTTTCATTAATATTTTTGGATTTAGAGATAGTACTATAAGTACAAATAATTATTTATTATCTTGTGAAAGTGCTTCAAATATTGGATTAAGATATGATGAACCAAGTTTAAATAAAACTTATTACCCTAAATACCCGATTGCTACTCCAAGTTACTATAAATATAATAGGGATTATAATTGTTTAAATGATTTAATTGCAATAATTAGTCATTATACTAATGGTAATTGTAATACAGATAAAATAACTAAATTACATACAAGAGTCATATATAGTGTTGTTGATGCTAATGAAAGTAAATTTTTAAATTGGCGTGTATTTAAAGCTGGTGATTATTATGAAATGCCTAAAAATAAAGGAACTATTTGGAGTTTATTAGGTGTAGATAGAAAATTATTTATTCATCACGAATATAGTTTATTTGTAGCTGAGATTAAGGATAGTATTGGTTCTGGATTAGATGAAGTATTTATTAAATCTTCTAATGTATTTGATAGACCACCTTTGGAAGCATTATCTATAAATGAAGGTTATGGTGGTACTCAATCACATTTTGCTATTATTTATTGTAAATTAGGTTATTGTTTTATAGATAGAAATGCTAAAAAAGTTTTTATATTTAATCAACAATTAAAAGAAATAAGTAATGAAGGTTTATATAATTTCTTTAAATCTCATGGAGAGAGTTTATTACCAAGTATAGATAATCCTTATATCGGTAATGGTTATATGATGGCATTTGATGAAACTTATAATAGATTAATTATTACTAAAAAAGATAGTAATTATGAATTTACTTTAAGTTTTTGTAACTCGGTTTGGATAAGTGAACATGATTATTCTCCACATTCTTTAGTATATAATAGAAGTGGTTTATTTGCAGTAGATAATAATCTAAATAAACTATTTAAACATAATAATCCTTTAAATAAATGTATTTACTATGATGGACAAATAAAAGAGTCCTATATTGATGTAGTATTTAATGAAAGTCCTGATATAACTAAAACATTAAGAAGTGTAAATTGGTTAAGTGATACTACAAAATTAGATGGTACAGTTTTAAGAGAAGAAACTTTAACTCATATAATTGTATTTAATAATTCACAATGTAGTGGAATAATAGATTTAAAAGCAAATAAAAATTTATGGTTTGGTTCTGATGCAAGAAATGTAGAAGAAACATGGAATTTTAATGATTTTAGAGATTTATTAAAAAATAATACTTTACCTATTTTAGATAATAAAAATGAATTAATACTAAGTAATATTAATAATTCTAAATCTTGGTTTGATAAATCATTATTTATTAGTAAATTTGTAATAATACGTTTTATAAAAGATAATTTAACACAAAATAATTTACATATTATAGGAGTTAATGCAACATTTAAAAAATCTGATAGAGTATGATGATAAATAATATAAAGAATACAACAAGATATTCTAAACTTCCAAGATATGCTTATGGTACTAAAAAAGTACCTAAATATGGAGCTGGTGTAGATTTAAGTAACTCAGAAGCCCGTAATGATGCTGATATATATAATCCATATATGTCTGCTTTAACTACATCAGAAAATCAAAAACAAAAAGCTAGAAATAAAGACCAAACAGCAGGTGTTGGAGATATGGTAAATGCAGGTGCTGAAACTTATTTAAGTTCTACTCCTTATTATGGTATAGCTAAAGGTGCATCTGATATGGCTGTAAGTGCATTAGGTAAAAAGCAAACTGTTAATCCTGTTACAGGAGAAGTTACAGAAGGTTCTTCTTCACAAGAAGATCAACAAATGAATACTTTATTTACACCTACTCACACTACTGTAATTAATGATGCTAAAAAAGGTGATTGGGGTGGTGCAGCCGCAAATTTTGCTGGATTTGGTTGGTTAGATACTGCTATAAAAGGTAATAAAGAGTTTGATGATGCTAAAAAACGTAATGATGATTTAACATTAAAAATGAACGAACAAAAAACTAATCAAAAAAATGCATTAGAAGCTCAACAAAGAGATACTTATTCTCGTGCTTATATAGCTAGAAATCCTATTTATGGTGATTCTGGTGCATCTATTTATAAATATGGTACAGCATTACCTAAATATAATTTTGGTTCTAATAAAACAGTAGGCGGTGAATTACAACCTTTAGCTTCAAATGTTAAAAAAGCTATTGGTGATACACATGATGAAGATTCAGATAATGATGGTCAATCAGGTATTACATTACATGATAATAATGGTATACCAAAAGCAGAAGTTGAAAATCAAGAAGTTATTGTAGATAATAACAAGGTACTATCAAATCGTCTTCCTTTTATGGGGAAAGAAACTTTTGCTGATGCAGGAGAAAAACTAGGTAAAGAAAAAGCAAAAAATGAAAATGATTTAAAAACTGGTGATATGTTTACTAAAAATACTGCTAAACTAAATTTAAGGAATATTGATGATAAAATGAATAAATTATTCAAATATCAAGATATTGTTAGAAAAAATTTAGGTATTGAAGCAGAAGCACCTGTTAAAATGGCTTATGGTACAAGTTTACCTAAGTATTGGAAAGGTACTCCTGGTTCTGGTATTGAGGATGATGAAAATAACCCATTAGGATATAGACCTAAAACTCAATTTGAAGCAAATAAAATGTACCAAATGGAAACAAACAGAGAAAATCCTAATTTTGCTAATTATGATAAAGTAATTAATACTACTACTGAACCAGTTATTCCAACATCTACTAATAAAAAATCTTTTAATACAAGTAAATATATGGATATGGCTGGAACTGCTATTCCTTATTTAGATAATGCTATAAATGCAAATTTAATAAAACAAACACCAAATATACCTAACCCTGTAAAAAGAGAGTATTTGAATGAAGTTGCAATGCCTTTAAAAACTACTTTTAATATTAATCCACAACTTGCTGCAAATACTAGAGATTTAAGAGAATATAATGCTAATATATTAAATAATAGTGCAACATCTAATGATGCAAGAAGTTATATAGCTAAAGGATTATCTGGAAAATTACAAAGTAATAATGCTTTATATGGTCAAAAAGAAAATACTGAAACTCAATTAAATAATGAAGATTCTTTAAATAGACAAGCAGTTAATAATAGAAATATTGGAAATCGTCAAAATATTAATAATCAAAATAATGAATTAACTGATAAATATAATTGGAATGATATGTTAAGAAGTGATGATATTCGTCGTCAAAAATCAATATTAGGTAAAGAAACTACTGATGATATGATTGCAGGTGTTCAAGATAAACGTGCTGCAAAATTAGATAATGATAGAATTATGTTAGATTCGTCAAAATATTCTGATGGAGCTGGATTAGCAAGTATGATGGGTACTAATCAAATGGATAAATTATCTGAAACTAAAGATGGTAGAAAAAAGATTAGAGAAACACTTGAAAGAACAGGTCAAAAAGATGCATTAAAGAAACATATTGAAAAATACGGACAAGATTAATAAAAAATTAGGATTATAAAAAATATCTCACTATCTTAGTGGGATATTTTTGTTTATAATAAACAAATTAAAACAAATACTATGGGACATTTATTTGATGATTTAAGTTATGCTACACCAAAACACCTATATGCTGGTGCACCTGTTGATGAAATAAAGAGTTTAAATGCTCAAAAATCAAAAGACTATCAAGAAGCTAGAGGAACAAGTGATGCTTTAGATATTGCTGCTAAAAATCTAAATGTTCGTGATGTTGATTATGAAGGAAAGAAAAAATATATTGAAGGATTAAAACAAAGTTTAGCTGATACAGTTGATAAAGGAGATTGGCAAAATGCAAAATATAAAATAGGTGATGAAGTAAAAAAATTTCAAACTGACCCTTTTTTAAATTCTGCTCAAAGTGCTTATAAAGCAAAACAACAACATTACCAAGATTTAAAAGGAGAATATGATAAAGGTAATTTAAGCGAAAAAGCTATGAATTATGCTTTAGCAAAATCTAAAAATGAGGGTATAACTGTAAATCCTGATGGTACTGTATCAGGAGGTTATTCTGCTTCTAAAATATTAAATGATAAAGAAATTGAAAAACAAATTTCTGATGAAGCTGAAAAATTTATTAATGATTATAAAGCTGATACATTTATAGTTAATGGTGACCAATATAAAAAATTAGGAAATGGGCAATATTTTTCAAATCTTAAACAAAAATCAGTTGGTTTTGATGAAGTAAAAGCTGGATTAGTTCAACAAATTAAAAATAGACATCAAGATTTTTTACAACAAGAAAAAGCAATTGATTTACATAATTTAAAAGGAGGACAAAATAGACCAATTGAATTAAATGATTTTGCATCTTTAGGATATAATCCTGATAAACTTCAAGAAAATATTTTAAAAAGTCATGGATTATCTGATGAAGATATTAAAAAATTAGAAACAATTGACCCTGTAAAAGCTAGTATAGCTAAAAACAATCAAGAAACAATTAAAACCCAATTAAGTAATGAAGAAGGAAGAAATCAATTATTTAATAATTTATATGATGATAAACAATTAAATAAATATTCTAATCCTTATGCTAATAAAGCAGCTTATAAAGAAGAAGATATAAAATGGGAATTAGACCATGATAGACAAAAAAATATAGATTTTTCTCATGCTAAAGCATTAGCTGATTATGGTCAAAAATTAAAAGAAAAAGATGTACCTCCTACTATATTTGGGGATGCACCTTTAGAAAAATTAACTTCTAAACATTTAGAAGGATTAAATGAAACTAATGATGAAATATCAAATAATATTAAACAAACAGAAGCAAATTTAAAAAATGCTCAAACAGATAAACAAAAAAATGAATTAGCATTACAATTACAAAATTTAAAAAATCAACAACAAACAGGATATGGAGCTAAAGTTGAAGTATTAAAAAAACTAAATACTGCAAATCCTGAAGTATTAAATAAGTACATTACTTATGGTTTATATAATAAAAATAATAAGGATGGTGTATTAAATGAAATTATTAATAATCCTGATAAATATAATAGAGAAATAGGTGGATTTGCTCGAACCTTATTAAGTAAAATAAAAAATAATGAAGCATTAGCATCTAATAGGTTTTTTAAAGGTTCATCTTTAGATAAAACTAAAGAAATATCTGACCAAGATATTCAAACTCTAAATTCTTTAATAGAGAAATCTCCTAATAAAGATATATTATATCAAAAAGCTGTAAATACAGTTGATAATAATAATGAAAATATTAGAAAATATGAAACAGATTATTTAGGTAAAACTGCTGGTAAGACTACTGGATTAATTCATGGGGATAATATAAAAAATTATTTAAAAGATGTTGAAACAAAAACTGTTGAAAAGAATAATATAATGACAGATTATGCAAATAAAAACTTTGCAATAACAAAACAATTAGAACCTGAAAATAATGCTTTAAAAGATTTAGTTGTTAATGGTATGACTACATTAACAAGAAATGGTTTAAATTTAGACCAGTTTCTTTTATCAAAAGATTTAAAAACAGTTGATGGAAAACCTATAACATCATTAGATTGGGAAAATTTAGATGTTAGACCCCAATTAAATTGGACAACAGGTGAACCATCTATTCAAGTAAGTGTTAAAAATGCTGTTGATGATAGTAGTAAAGAAGGTCAAAATAATTTTCCTACTTATACTTTTAATGCTTCTGACCCTAATGTTATTAGAACATCTTTAAAACAAATGGGAGAAACATTATATAAATCTTCAAATTCTGAAGCTAAACAACAAGGAGCTAAAATATTATCTAATGTTGAATATGGGCAAGATGTAACAGTATTTAATCCAAAAGTAGGTGGTTTAAAACCACAAACAACTGTTTATATTAAAGGACATCCAGTAACTTTAAGAGGTAAATTAGTAAAAAGTAATGGAGCAGAAGACGTATATCAATTATTTACTGTAAATGAAAATGGTACAGTTTCAAAAGACCCAATAGGATTAACACAAAGTAACGGAAAAGAATATACAAGTTTTAAATCTGCTGAAGATGTAGCAGATGGGTTATTTAATACTTATAATAAATAAAATTATGGCAAAGGGAAATGAACCAAAAGTAAAATCAAATATAGTACCTTTAGAAAATCTTATTAATAAAGATAAAGACATTTTTACAGGGATAGCACCATCTACAATAGATAGAGAAAAAACAGGTATTAAAGACTCTGATTATGAAGATTATGGTATTCTTAGAAAAAATACTGATATAAATAAAATTAGAGCTGATAATCAATCAGGTTGGGAACAAGCTGGTTCATTTTTAACTCGTTCAGCAGGGGAAATTGTTGGTGGAACTATTGGTGCAATTGGTGCAACATTAGAATTACCTGTTGCAATTAGTACTGAAATTAGTGGAGGTAATGCAGATTTTGAAAATTTTTTAACCAAATTTGGAGATTCAATTTCTGAAAAAAGTAATGAAATTGCTCCTATATATAGAGAACACCCAGGAAAATCATTTGATATTTCTGATAGTGGTTGGTGGGCTGAAAAAGGTGTTAGTGTAGCTTCAACATTATCTTTAATGTTTCCTGCTATTGGAGCTGTTAAAGGTTTATCTTTTTTAGGTAAAGTTGCAAGAGAAAGTCAAGTATTAGGAAAAGTTATGAAAGGGTTAGATACAATGTCTGATTTAAAGTATTTCTCTAAAATTGCTGTCTCTGCTGCTGTTTCTCGTAATGCTGAAAATTTTAAAGAAAGTTTTCAAGTAGTTAATGAAACTAAAAATAATTTATTAAAAGAATGGAATGAAAATCCAGATAAATTTAATGAAGTTTTAAATACTGATGTTGTAAAAGAATTACAACAAGAAGGTAAACAAGCTACAAAAGAAAATGTAGCTGATTTTGTTGCCTCAAAAGCTGGTTGGCTTTCCTATGGTGTGAATAGTTTAAACATTGCATTTGATTTAGTTCAATTTGCTCCTTTATTTAAAGGATATAAACCTAAATTACAATTATCTAAAGGAGCAGAATCTTTAGATGTATTAAAAGCACAAGCATCAGCAATTGGAAAATCATTAACTAAATCAGATTATATAGCACATTTTTTAAGACCTACTGGAATTATTGTAGGAGAACAATTAAGTGAAGGTGTAGAAGAGGCTATTAATTATATAGGTACAGAAGAAGGTAAAAATTATGCAAATGAATTAGTTGGAAAAGACACTAAAAATTTATCAAATCGTTTATTAGATTATGTAAAAGATGATAAAATGTGGGAAAGTGCTGCTTGGGGTGTAATGGGAGGTATTGCTTTTAGTGGATTATCTAATACTTTAGGTAATATTAAACAAAAAATGCAAAATAAAGATGGTAATACATTAAAAAATTTAAGATTAGAAGAAATTTCTAATAGAATTAATAATATTCAAAATGTTTCTAATGAATTAAAAAAAATTCAAGATGATGAAACATTATCAGATGAACAAAAAAAAGAAAATATAAATAAAATTAAATTTACAAATTCTATAAATAGTGGATTAAATGCTATTCAAGTAGGTAATTTTGATATGTATTTAGAACATTTAGGTTCTGCTAATATGCGAAAAGCCATGATTGATAATGGTTATGCTACTGAAGAAGATGTTGATAAAGCTATTACATATTCTATAAATGATGTTAATACTGCTGCTGAATTATATAAAAAAAATTATAGTTTATTACAAACTAAGAATATTGATAATAATATTAAAAATCATCAAATAATTTCAAAAAGTTATTGGGAAGCTCAAACAAAAAATGAAATAGAAAAATTAAATAATTTAAAAAAAGATGTTGAATTATTAAAAAATGATGACATTAATTACACAGATTTAGGTGTAAATAATATAAGTAGTGCTACAAAATTAGTAGCATTAAAAAAATTAGAAGAAATATATAAAGGAGTAGAACAAGCCTCATTAGATAATGAAGGTGCTTCTGCTATTAGTCAATATCAAAAAGTAATATTAGATAGGGTTTCTAATGAAGTAAAAGAGTTAGAAAAAATAGAAAATTTACCATTAGATAAAGTAAATCCTGAAATTGCAATTAAACAATTTCATATAGAACATAAAAAAGCTACTATTGAGGCATATAACTATAAAACTAAATTTATGGGTACAGATGCATATACTAAAATTTTAGAAAAACAAACAGAAATAGAATTAAAAAACAGAGAAGATAAAAAAACTAATAATTTTAAAAATAAAATTGAAGAAGAAATTAAAAATGGTTCACATACTAAAGAATCTTTAAATTCTCTAAAAGATGAAATTAAAAATAAAGAAGAAAAAGATTTTTTAACTACTAAAATTAAAGATTTAGAAAATAATACTTCTGAAAATAATACAAAAGAAGAAATAAAGTCTGTTAAAGAATCTAAAAACCCTGTACAAGAAAATAATACAATTGAGGGTATTGCAAATAAGATTATAAATAGAAAAGAAGGAGAGAATTTTAGTCCAGAAGAAGAACAATTTTATACTAATAATAAAGAACAAATTGAAAACCATATAAAAGAAAAAGCAAGTACTAAAAATCCTGTACAAGATAATAAAAATAATGAAAAAGCTAAACCAGAACATTTAGTTTTTGGTGTTTTTGATAAAGAATTTAAAAATCATACTATTGATGAAACTAAATTAAATAATCAAAAAAAAGAGGAAATTGATTCTTATTTACAGGGAGAAAATATTGGAGGATTATTAAATTTACATTCTAAATTAAAAGGTACTTTAGAAGGTAATTACTTAGAAAATAAAATTACTGAATTAAAAGAAAAATTACAAAATGAATTTGATAATAAATTAGAAATTGCAGAACAAAATTCTAAAAAACAATTTACTGATGATACACAAATTAATGAGCAAGCTCAATGGGAATTAGATAATATAAATAAACCTAAAATAAATCAAAATGCTGGATTAATGTTTAAAGAAATTGATAGTAAATCAGAAAATTCTGAAATTGCTACAATTAAACCTTTATTACATATTTTAAGACCTTTAGGATTTAATGGAGAAATTCAATATTCAACAGATGAAAATAATAATTTAATTGTATCAAAAGAAATTGAAGATGCAGTTAAAGAATTATATAATTCTAAAATTGGAGATGAAATTGAAATTAAAATAGATTCTGAAAATGCTTATTATGAGAAAAATAAAGAAAATAGTAAAGATATACCTTTAGTTATTATTAAAAATGGTAAAAAAATAGCTTATATATCTTCAACTTCTCAATTTAATTATAATGTTGAAAATAATGTAATTAAAAATGGTGAAGAAGAAAGTAATTTATTAAATAATATTAGAACTGAAATTGGTACAGATTTAAAAAAATCTGTAAAAATGACAATAAATACAACTCAAAAAGGTGATGTTATAAATACTAAAAATTATTATAACATTCAAGAAGTAGGATTAAATAATTTTAAATTTTGGTCTTTACCTACTGGAACAAGCAGTAAAAATACATTAGTTTCTTTAGATAAAGAAGAAAAAGAATATATTAGTAATACTACTGAATATGGAAGATTTACTGATAATAATGGTAATATTCATTTTAAAAAAGGTTTAGTTTATTTAGAATTACAAAATGTAGATGGTAGTTTTTTTCCAACTCCTTTAAAAATAAATAAAATTAATGAAAAAGAAGCTAAAAAAATACAAGATTTAACTTTTAAATTATTAAAATTATTAAATGAAGGAGTAAATACAACGGATGAAAAAATAATTAATTTAAAAGATGAATTAAAAAAATATATTAGAGTAGATGATACAAGAGATGCTAAAACTGATACAGATTATATAAAATCATTAAGAGAAGAAAAATTTCAATTATCTAAAAAAGAACAAACTGAAGAAATATTAAATAAAATTAAATCTAAACAAGAAGAGATTGATAACTATTCAAATAATAGAAATATAAGTTTTAGAATGCACCCAAAAACTGAAACTAAACCTGCAAGAATAGAAATTGGTTATTTATCTCCATCAACAGGAGAAAAAAGATTAATTATAGTGAGAGAAACAGGTTTACAATTTATTGACAATAAAGGAAAAGTATTTGGTAATAATGTTTCAAGAAATATTGAAACTGGTAATATTGGTACTTTTATATTTAATGGAGTACAAGAAAATAATCCTTTATTAACTGCTTTACAATTTAAGTATCATAATATAGATTTTAAATCTCTTAAAAATAATGAAAATTATAAAAAAGAACTTATAGAAAATGGAGTTTTTCAAACTAATGTAGGACAATTAAAAACTACAAAAGGGGAATTTATTTCTAATTTTACAAATTTTGCTATTAGAATAAGTAAAAAAACAGATTTAAAAGTTGAAAATAAACAAGAAAATACAGAAGAAAATAAACAAGAAAATAAACAAGAAACAGATAATCAAGGGTTTGATGAATTATTTGAAAGTTTTAATAAAATTATTGAATCAGAAGTTAAAGAAGAATTAAAAAATAGTGATAGTGAAACTATTTTAAAAACTATTTTAGATAATCCTCAAAGTCAAGATATAAAATTATCAGCAGAATCTATAAAAAATACTATAAAAAATAATAATATAAAAATTGAATTTGTAGATTCTCTACCTGATAATTATACAGGTTCTTATATTATTAAAAATAATAAAATATTAATTAATAAAGATTATAAAAATTTAAAAGAATTACAAGAAACTTTATTACATGAAATTTATCATAGTTTAACTATTCTCCCTGTAATAAAGTATATGAGTTTTGCTGTATTACCTGATGGTACATTAAACTACAATTCCTATGAATTTAAACCTAATACACCACAAGAAATAAAAGATTTTATAAAACAAATAGAAAATCTTAGAGAATTTGCAGAAAAGAAAATAAAACAAAAATATCCTGATATTACTAAAGCTAAATTAAATTTAAAATATGGTATAAAAAATAATTTTGAATTTATTTCAGAAGTTATGTCAAATCCTGAATTTAAAGAGGTTTTAAAAGACGGTGATATTAATATTATAGAAAAAATAATTGATGCAATTTTAAATTTTTTAAATAATTATTTTAAATCTAATTTTAATACTTATAAAAATAAAAATTATGAAAATTCTGTTAAAGCTATTTTAAATCTTATTAATACAAGAAATAAAATAGATTATTCAGAATTAAAAGGAGATATTCAATATACTTTAAATTCTCAATTTGCTTCATTTAATAAAGAAAAAGATAAAGTTTTTTCTAATGAAGAACTTGGAAATATTGTAAATTATGCATTTTATGAAACAAGTAAAATTTTAAAAAATAAAGCAGATAATAAATTTAATGAAAATTCAAAAGATGATGTTTTAGTAAAAACACAAGTTTTAGAAAATTTAAAAAATATTTTTATAAAGTTTGATAATAAATTTACAGATGAACAAAAAGAATTATCTAATAGAGTAATTAATAATTTTGATACTGTATGGAAAGCTATATCAAGAAAAATAAGTTCTGTTTATAATGTTAGTGAAGAAAATGATAATTTAGAAATAGATTTAAACCAACAAACAGAATTAGCTGAAAATTGGGATAAAAAAGTTACAGACTCTTTAAATTTAAATAGCAAATTAAGTAAAGAAATTAAATGGTTTTTATCATCTTTTCCATCTTATACAGAAAATAAATTAAATATTAATGCTGTTACAGGTTTACCAGTAATTATAGATTATGCTGATATAATTATACCAATAAGAAAAAACTTATCTGGAGTACAATCAAGTTTTGAAATTATTAAAAACTTAAGAAATTTAGTAGAATTAGATGTTGTTTATGGTAAAATTGCTGATAAATTAGAAACTAATCTTAATTTATTAAATGGATTTGAATCTATATTCAAATCAGCTGAAACTAAACAAGTTGCTATACTTTTAACTCCAACAAATGAAGGAGTTAAATTAGTAAGAGCAGATGAGATGAATAGTGCAAAAGATTATAAAAAATTTAAAGAAGAATGGCAATTATTAATAGATAATAATATTGAAGCAACAATTTTACAAAATAAAATAAATACATTAAAATCTAATAATAAAATTGATAAAGAATTAGAATTAAAATTAGAGAAATTATTAGAACAAGGAGCAAAAATTTATGATAATAAATTTTTAGAAGAAAAATTAAAAATAGATAAATTATTAATACCTTTTAAAAATAATAAAGAATCTGAAAATTACTTAAATAATGAAAATGGTATAACAGATAAAGGTAAAGAATTAGTTGAAATTTTTTCAAAACAATTAAATTTAATTGGTTTAGATATTAGTTTAGAAACTATTAAAACAGATATTAAAAATGCTCGAATATTAAGTGATACATTATTATCTGCTATTGATGGTTTATTTATATCTATTGATAAACAAAATAAAAAAAATGATACAGGAAATTTAGAAAAAATTGCTAAAATTGAAACTAAATTTAATTTTAAATATGCAGAATTACAAAGTAAAACAGTAACAGGAGAAACTATTAATAATTTTGAATTACCAAGTTTTTTATCAAATATTCTAACAAAATGGAAATCTGACGATTCTACTGTAAAAGAAGAGGTTGAAAGAGAATTAAGAGAATGGGCTGAAAATGGGGAAGATATACAATATGATAAAATGATGTGGAAAACAGAATCTTTTGATGGTTTATGGGAATATGAAGAACAAAATGGAAGAAAAATACCTACTAAATTAAATAGAGAGTTTTTAAAAAACTATATTAATGTTTTTCAAGAAGGTGGTGGAAAAAATACTATTACAAAAGATGCAGAATCTAATATAGATTTAACTCCAAATGATTATTTAATTACTAATTTAGCGAATTATTTAATGTATGATTCTAAAAATAATAGTAATAATAAATTATTTAGTATGCCTTCATTAACTCCTTCAGATAGTCCTAAACAAACTTGTATTACTTTATTAAAAACAATATTAAAAAAAGACGATTTTTCTATAATTAAAGATGATAATGGTAATTTTATAAAAATTGAAATAAAAAGAACTTCTGAATGTTATAAAAGTATTGGGCAATTAATAAAACAAGAAGTTGTTAGAAGAAAACAAGCATTTGATTATATATTTGATGAAGTATTATCAGATAATAATATTATTAATAAAGAAAATAAAACAATAAAAGAAAAAGATAAATTAGTAATATATCCTAAATATTTTAATTATAATACAAATAAACTAACAAAAGAAGGTAAAATTTGGTTTAAAAGTTTAGAAAAATATTATCATTATGGGCAAATTAATTATTTAAAAGATGAAAAAGGTAAT